GGGGATTTGACATAAATAGTGAATTAAAAGATATACCCTGTACTTGCAAGAAAGACGTTACACCATCTTCACGAAAAATATTACCAACATCACTAAACACACCAGAAGTGATAGTGCACAATAGATGCGCAATTACACTATTTGCCTCATATAAACGTGCTCTTAAAAACACACCGAAACCTGATCCATCACTAATACCATCCATCCATAAGACAATGGACCGTTATTTCGATGACTTTATCGAACCATCACTACGGAATTTTGATTATTCATACAGCGACTGGTTTAATAATATGCCACTTCAGAAACAACTTAAAATCCAAAATATGGATAGGAGTCCCGAAGAAATGACAAAGAACAAGTATGGACTGTCATGTAAAGGAGAGAAACAGGAAGTAAACGGTAAAACACGAGCCATATCAAACATACCACAACAAACAAAACACCTTATGGGACCAGTTTGCGCCGCATTAGAAGAAATTGCAGCAGAACATTGGCCAGGATATTGTGGAGGCAAAACATGGGAAGAAACCGAGGCTTTTTACAAAAAAGCAAGCGATGATGGTTTTGAATTCACATTGCAAGGAGATGCATCTGCGTTTGATGCATGTCAACACAACGCACTTAAGTACATTGACCGGAAAATCTACAACCACCTTATAGATGAAGGGAAAATTTGGCATTGCGATCCCAATGACTTTAGAACAGTCGCATGTGCACTCACACGCACACTGGAAGCAAACACTTTTGAACAAGGCAAAATGCTCAAAATTGGAAAAGCTATAGTAAATGGAACTGTCTTCAGCGGATCAGCTGACACGACCTTAATGAACACACTGAGAATGGCAATATATAATATATACACATTAGAGCAAGCGAATTTTAAAATTAACATTGACTACCGCCTTTTATGTAAAGGTGACGATTTTGTAATCTTTCTCAAACATTGTTATGACTACAAACAATTATATTACACGTATTGGTTACCCAACACAAAAATACCGGCAACACACGCATACGGTTTGGGATTAGTGTTAAAATTCTTAACATTTGGAGACTATGAGGATATCGATTTCTGCTCAACTGTCTGCATTGTTGATAAGAAGAATAACCTATTCAAAATTGCTCGAAAACCTGATAGAATGATACCATTCAATCACTATTCAAGAACAGCATTGTCAATGTCAAAATCTGAACTCAAAACGTATTATAATGAACTTGCAACGTCAATAGAATTGTCAGCCAAAAATTTACCATTCTATGAGAATTACGCATTAGGATACCGTGCACAGGCTAACGCCATACAAGCCCAGCCTAGTACTCCAAAAACAGGACTCCCACCCATCGTATTACCAGATGACGGACACCGTAAATACCTAAACAAAATGCAAAAATTGTTAGTCAAATACCCTAACTACGATCGATCTTACATCATCACACTCCTTGAACGAAAATCACCTGTTATTATCGACCCAGAAGTCGTATATGATTTTCTTCTCCGCAAGTACGGCCTCACGAAAATGGACATACAAGAACACAAAGAAATGATAACATCTAGTTTCTACTATCCCATTTTTGATGCAGCCGCATATAAAATTCACCAATAAATTCACAAATCACATGTTTCGACCTTAAAGAAACAAATAAAAGTTCCTCCTACACAAGTAGGTTAAAGTCCAG